ACCCGTATCACCTGAAGTGGGTGGGTGTTGTCTGTGTGAAAAAGCGATGGCAAAACCAGGCGAAAATATGTGCCAAATATGTTTAGATAAAACCGCAATTACAGTTGGAAAAGAAGTTATTGTCACTGGAGATGGATGCAATACTAGAGCGCGTATTGTAAGTACTGATATTGAAGCCGGAACTTGCAATGTTGAATATTTGAAAGAGGAGGGGGTTATGATTCGCCCGACAACTGTGAATGCAAATATGATTCAGTTGATTGAATGATGGAGTGCTTCATAAAAAATATTGACAAAGTATTTTAAATGTAAGATTACGAACACAATAATTTCAGATAATACACGTATCTCAACACATGTTGGTTGAGTTAACCATTCTGATTTTAATACTCCGCAAGCTCACCTAAATCCAATTCCATAATATCTTTTTTTTGACATTCTTCTTTGCATTGTTCTTGATAAATTCTTAGTATTTCCAAGAATTTTTCTTCATCTGACTTTTTGGAACTGCCCGAAGAGCTAATATCTTTACCATTTTTTGAAAACCGCCGGCTCAACACATACTTACTTGAACGCCCCTTTGCTTGAATATATTGAATACCTGGTACACCATTTCTCATCAAATCTCCCAATACATTATTAGGAAATGTTTTGTTGTTAATTGAAGTTGTTTCGGGAACGTTTTCGACGAAACCTAAGTTACCATTATTATTTTGTTCACAAATAATCTTATTTTTACTTTCGTGAAATGATACCATATTTTGTGAATGTGTTCCCAGTGTCAAATCACACAACCAATTTCGATAACTATTGTCTTCATTACTTGGGGCTTCGTCGTCGTGCATGACTTCTAGATTTTCGGGGATTTCTCCCATAAATGTTTCCCAAATTAGGCGGTGAATGTATTTGTATCTGCCCTTTATAGCTATCTGTTTATAACGAGAACCACTTTGATTCTGTTGAGCAATATGTCCATGACGATTTCTGGCTCTTCCGTGTGAAGAGAATTCATTTTCTGTATATTTAGGATGATACTTCCATTCTTCATTTTCAACTTCAATCTCATAAGCGTCGAAGTAATATCCATATGCCTTATATTCGGGGATTTTAATCGCTCTTCTGATTTTTGACGCCACTGTTTTTAATATTGGTTTCTTATCTTTTTGAACAACATTATCAATGATAAACTTAGCGCATTTGTCTACACTACGAAATAGACCGATCGTGGTTGATTTTGCTCGGTTATTTTTGTCTTGTGGGTCTGGTTGTTTCATAATCGTATAACGACCATTTCTGCCACCATTTTTGTTACTTTCGTTTACTGATTTCTTTTGTGCTTTAATACCACTTTCGCTTTTGGAAAACCATCTTAAATTACAAATATGATTGTTTGTGGGATTATTGTCTATATGATAAATTGTTTCCAATGGAGGAATGTTTGGGAATGCGGATGGTAATGCGACGTGGAGGATTGAAAATGTAAATTGTTTACCGTTTTCGCTTAAATAAAACAGAGTCCTATGACAATTTATTGGATATTTTGTCTTTTTATTCCGAATAATGAAACCTGGATCACCATTTTCTATAAACATAATTTCATACAAAGGAAATTCAGTAATTTTGTGTTGTTTTGTTTTCTTGATTCTCCGGTGTGCCAAAACCGGTAGCCATTTGTTGAACGTAACATCTCCGTAAACTGGATGCTTGATAATCATTTTTCGTTTTTGTTTCCATAGAATTGTTTTCAGAAAACTCAAATCAATTTTTTTGTAAATTTGAAAAATCGTGTTTGTTCATTATTATTATTTTTTGAATATTAATGAACATATTTAACAATCAACCTATTTTTTAGATATTTTGAATTTTATTGGGAATGTTAGGAATGGGTGATAACCATGAAAAAATTAGTTGGAGTACGCCAATCCGCCCATACCACTCATAATTCTAAGAACATTGTAGTTTCTGGCGTAGACGCGCACCTTGGCGGTCTTGGTGCCCTCAACAGTGGCGTTCGAGAGAACGAGCTGAAGAGTGGCGTTGTCAATGCGCGACATATTGCAGGTGCCCGACGGCTGGTGCTCCTCCGGGCGGAGCGCGAACGAGTAAACGTTGACGCCGGTGTCCGGAGCACGCGAGTGGTGCTGCCACGGTTGAACTTGGTCGAAGTAGGTGCCCTCACGCTCCGAGAAGCGGTCCTGGCCGTTAAGCTGCAACTTGGCAGTGACGACCGGGTTCTCACCCCAGCAGTGCATGTCGAGCGAGGTCTCGGCGAGGACGAAGGTGCCCGCATCCGAAACTCCCGAGTTGGTAGCACCAGCATTCCACTCGCCCGCGAAAGTGGCGTTAGCGGTAACATCAGCAGCACCCGCGGTCTCGAAGAGCTCGTTGGTGATGAACGCGTCTTCGCCACTAACACCAGTCGGACCACCGAACGCCTTAATCGAGTTCGGAAGAGCATCAACGGCATCAGTGTAGTTGAACGGCTGAGCACCAAGAGCCTTGTAAAGAGTCTCACCAGCAGTGAGCGAGGCGCAGTAGTCAACATTCTCGTCCGGTTGAACAACCCAAACAAGCTCCTTGCACGGGTGGTTGAAGTTAAGTCTGATCTTGTTCGACGAGGAACCAACCGACTCAGCACCAGTGAACTGAAGCTGCTCGATGAGGTACTCGTGCGGGTTTTGCGCCATACGACGTCTCTCATCGGTGTCAAGGTAGACGTAGTCAACGTAGAGCGAAGCCGAAACGAGCGATTGAGCGTAAGCACCCGAAACCTTAACATCGCCGCTGCCACCCTCAAGGACGCTCACAGCGAACAAGCACTCATCAATGGCGCGGAGATCAAGGTTGATCTTGACCTCGTGGTATTGAAGGGCAATGAGCGGAAGCGCAAGACCCGGGTTGCAGCAGAACCAGAATTGAAGCGGAACGTAGAGAGTGGTCTCCGGAAGAGCATTTCTCGGGGCGCAAACTTGTCTCGGCGCCGACGAGTCGCACGGACCATCAACCTCAGCGAAGGTCGGGTCAGTGACGAAGGTGAGCTGAGTGGTGTTACCAACCATCTTGTAGTAACCAGCCTCTTGGTTCTTGTCCATGGTGAGCTGGCACCAGATGTGCATCCAGTCACCGTATTGCTTCTCAATTCTTTGACCACCAATCTCAACCTCAACGTTCTCAATAAGCTGGTGTCCCGGGAAGTCAAGCCATCTGGCGTAAACATCGCCGTTACTGTTAAGCGATTGACCAATCTCCGGAAGAGTAACCTGTAAGTAGGTTCTGTAAGCTAAGTCACCATTTCTCGAAACGGTGCATGTAACTCTGCGACCGAAATCGGCTTGACCGTTGAAGGTCTGCTCAATCGACTCCATAGCGAAGTTAGTGTGTCTTCTGTAGGTAACTTTCCAGAAGGTAATCTGCGGATTACCGGTCAAGTAAACGTCCTGCGCGCCGTAAGCTACTAATTGCATTAAACCACCACCCATGATTTTCTGTTATACTATACTAAAAGAAAAAAAAATAAAAATATTTAGTTTAAATTAAAATATTTTGTAATAAATTTATTCAAAAAATCTTCAGTAAAAACTTGTTTTTCCTTACTTTTATGCTTTGAAAAAATGTAACTATTCTTATTTTTTTTCACATTCCATCCATCTTCAATTGCGTTAAAAATGAAAACCATTTTACTCATTTCTTTGTTATTTGAACAATATTTATTCAAATCAATCTCATTCATTTGATTATATTTTTTATTTTATATTTAAAAGAAATACACAAAAGTTGATATATGTCCGAAATAGAATCAAATCATACATTAGATAAATTATTCTCAAAACAAATAGATTCATTTCGTAAAGAAGAGACTTCAACTATAGAGAAATCTAGGGCAAAAATAGAATCCATTCAAAACAAGCTAAAAATATGTGATAACGAAGAAAAAATTAAGAAATACAAAGAAAAGATAAAAACACTAAACAATAAAATAGCTCTTTCTCACAAAAAAATGAATGACTATCTTCTTTCTAATTCAGAGCATTTGTTTTCTTATTTTGTTACAAAGCAAAATATTGAAAAAAACAATAACCCCAAAAAAGCGCTAGATAATTTTTTTAGTAAATCCAAAAAAGAAGATTATATTTCCCATAGCAAATGTAGTGAAAATATGAAAGAATATCTAAAAGAAAATAATTTTGAGGTATACATTGAAAACTATCATTATTGCAACGCTAATGGTGACGAATGTGAGATGTGTCATATATGTAAAGAAGGCGAACTCATAAAATCTATATATGATGGAATACTTATTTGTAATAAATGCTTTTCAATTGACAAATATTTAATCCACAACGACAAACCGGCTTACAAAGAGCCTCCTAAAGAAATTTCTTTTTATGCCTATCGTCGTATAAATCACTTTAAAGAAATTCTAGCACAGTTCCAAGCAAAGGAGTCTACTGATATACCAGATAGTGTCATTGAAACTATCAAAAATCAAATTAAAAAGGAAAGAATAACACTTAACAAACTGACAAGCAAACGAACTAAAGAAATACTGAAAAAGTTAGGATATAATAAATATTACGAGCACATTACATTCATAAAAGACAAACTAGGAATAAAACCACCAATAATGAGTCAACAATTAGAGGAAACGCTATGTAACTTGTTTATAGACATACAGGTCCCATACGCTAAATATTGTCCGAGTGATCGCGTAAACTTCCTTAATTATTACTATACTTTATACAAACTTTGTGAACTTCTCGATGAAAAAGAATATTTACAACATTTCCCAATGCTAAAGGACCAAAAGAAAATAGAGCAAGATCAAATTTGGAAAAACATTTGTCAAGATTTAGGATGGGATTTTATTCCTACTCTTTAAACTAGACGAATTTGTTTGTTATAATGATAATATAAGAAATCTTCATTATATTATCAATTCAAAATTTACTTAAAATCCTTTCGGGAATCTAACCAAGTTAGCACCAATGCCGAATCCGGCACCAGTTCTAGCACTTTCGCCCATCGACGGAATGTAGGTATCAAGAACCGAGAATGTTGCAGCGGCGGTGAGGGCAATCAAGCCAATCTCGTCTAATTTAAGCGAGGCCTTAGGGATCGCGTAGCAAGCAATCGCTACCATGAGACCCTCCACTAAATATTTAA